TAACCCAGAAACGGGTGAAGTGTTCATCAATAAACGCAATGCTATCCACTATGAAAACATCAGTATAGCCCTAGCACAAAGTTTAGCCAACAGCGGCCAGGGTTTTATTTATGAAATGGCCTTTGGTAACGGCGGAACAGCCGTTGATCCAACAGGTATTGTTACTTACTTAACTCCAAACTCTACAGGCTCCAATGCTAGTCTTTATAATGAAACGTATAAAAAAGTAGTTGATGACCGTAGCAGTAATAACACCGATCCAACACGCAACTTCATTGAAACAAGACACGTAACAGGTACAAATTACACTGACGTTTTTGTTACTTGTTTACTAGACTACGGCGAGCCTAGCGGCCAACAAGCATTTGATAACTCAAATGACAACAGCGGATTGTATATTTTTGATGAATTAGGATTAAAATCATACAGTTCAGCTGGTAACAGCTTATTATTAACTCACGTTATATTCCACCCTGTGCAAAAAAGTTTAAACAGACTTATTCAAATTGATTATACGGTGCGTATACAGAGCTTAACTGGCTTAGCAGGAGTTTAATCGATGCCATATCAAGTTAAATTTACCGAAACAACAAATCCTGCTAAACCTAGTTTAACTGTTGCTGACCAAAGTGTTAATCAAGAAACAAGTTTACAGTTTCCAGGCAAAAATTATGCTGGATATGCACCAGTTCTTGCAGAAAACTTTTTACATTTATTAGAAAACTTTGCTAAAAATTCAGCTCCGTCAAATCCTGTACAAGGACAACTATGGTATGATAATAGTGCTAGTGAAAATATTCTTAAAGTGTATGATGGCACAGGTTGGACACCAGCCGGAACAGTTAAAAAAGCTGCAAATGAACCCTTAGTTTCTAACAGTAGCAAAGGCGATTTGTGGGTTGACACAGAAAATCAACAAGTATTTGTTTATTCTGGTTCTAACTGGTTATTAGTTGGTCCACAATTTAGTTCAGGTTTAAAAACTGGGCCAGATGTTGAAACTATAACTGACACATCAAACGTAGATCACAGCGTTATCAGTTTATTTGCTAACAATTATAGAATTGCCATAGTAAGTAAAGAATCTTTCACACCAAAAACTTCCTTGCCTGGATTTCCAAGTGTAGGACAAGGTATTAATCTTTCAACAGTTGATTCCACAAGCACTACAGCACCAACTAAATTTTGGGGAACTGCTAGTCAAGCTGATGCATTAAATTATAACGGATCTTCAGTAGCTGCTATTAACTTTTTGCGCGGTGACAAAGAAAGTACAACTAATTTTCCATTAAACGTCAGCAGTAACGGCGGCCTAAGTATAGGTAGTAATAGAAGTTTTAACATTTCAACAGATGCAAATTCAGCAATTTTGTCTTCATTAGTAAGTGGAAATTACATTGAGTTTAAATTAAACAACGCAGGTTCAACAGTTACCGCAGTTCATATTGATCCTAACGGATATGTTGGTATAGGTTAAGGTAATACTAACCCACAACAAGTATTAGACGTTGCTGGAAACATTATTACTGACGGCGATTTAATTGTGCAAGGAACAACAGATGCGTTAGTACTTGGACAAGGGTCTATTCAAACTAACGGTGGACTAAGTGTTAACAAACAAAGTCAGTTTGGTGGTGACGTTAGTATTAACGGTGGTATTCATTTTAATAATTTAGACTTAAACGGAGATCCAGTAGCTGGCACAGTTATTCAACCAAGTTCAGACGATGCAACAGATTTATATGATTTAGGTACAAGCACAAGAAGATTTAGAAATATCTACGCTCAATCGTTTGTTGGATCATTTAACGGAGCATTTACTGGAAGTTTATCAGGTAATATTAGTGGATCAGCAGCTAAACTAGCTAGTCCAACAAGATTCCGTATTAGAGGTGACATATCAAGTAACGATGATATTGTATTTGACGGACAATTGCCACAAACAGGTAGTCCTTCAGGATATCAAATATTTCAAACTACTGTAAACTCGGACATTATTAGTACTAAAACAGTTGCAGCAGACAGTTTCTTAGCAGACAAACTATTAGTTTATAGAGTAGGATCTGGTTTACGACAAATGTCAAAACAGACATTTATTTCAAACATTCCAACAGTTCCTGTTGGCTCTATACTGCCATATGCTGGCGGCACAGTTCCTACTGGTTATTTGTTCTGTGATGGTTCAGAAGTTAAAATTGGTGATTTTTCAGAATTATTTTCAATTATCGGATACGCTTATAAAACTCCAAGTTTATTAGTTGGACAATCAACATTTGCACTACCTGATTTAAGAGGACGTTTTCCATTAGGTCGAGATAACATGGACAACGGAAGAACTGTTCCGGCTATCGACGATCCAACAATTGAAATTCCAGCAGGCGGTGGTAGCGCAAATCGTGTAACAGATATTGTTGCAGACACTCTTGGAGCAGGAACCAATACTGGCGAATATAAGACATTGGCTGTAAATAATCTACCAGATCATAAACATAATCTTAATAGTGGTTATGCTCAATATTATGCTGCTGGACTACCTGGAGCAGGATCTGACCCTGCAGCAGACCCAGGTTTAGGAGATGCATCAGGAACAGGATCAGGATTAAGAAATAGTGGTAATGTTATTAGTTCAACGATTGGACAACCATTTAATTCTATGAATCCTTACGCAACTATTAACTACATAATTTTCACTGGTGTACTATAATGAGCTATATTATTAATAAAACTGATGGATCTGTTTTAACAGAAGTGGTAGATGGAACAATTGATCAAACGTCAACTGACTTAACACTTATTGGAAAAAATTCTACAAGTTACGGTGAATTGTTTAATGAAAATTTTATTAAAATATTAGAAAATTTTGCAAATTCAACTCAGCCTAATAACCCTGTAATGGGACAACTGTGGTATGATACTACAGAAGGTCGAATAAAAGTATACGATGGCTCTGGCTTTAAAGTTAGTGGAGGCACCATAGTTAGCACAACAGCACCAAGTAGTATCGCTGCTGGGGATTTATGGATTGATAGTTATCGTCAGCAATTATATTTTAATGATGGTTTTGCTAATTTATTAGCTGGACCAGTTTATACTGCTCAACAAGGTATATCAGGTTGGAACACAGTTGATGTAGTTGATACAAATAATATTAATCACACAACACTATTTTTATATTGTGGACAAGTATTATTAGGAATTTTTAGCAATTCTACAACAACCTTTACACCTTTAGATCAAATTCCAGGATACACTGGAGATATCAAAGTTGGATTTAATGCAGGAAATATTCCTGGTTTTAGATTCCACGCACCGTCAAGCCAATCAGATTCTCTTATTGCAGAAGACGGATCTATCAAAGATGCACAAAGTTTTTTACAAGTAGATCCTGCGGATGGTTTTACAGTAGCTAACGGACAGATTAGAGTTTTAAATTCAACTCCTATGGTGCTAGGAACAAATCAGAATACAGAATTCAAGTATTCTAATAATTCTTTCCAGATTAACTCAAATATAATTAACCAAAATTTTACCTTACAGAGTTTTAATAATACAGGTTTAAAGCCAAGTGTATTTGTCAATGCTCAAAATGAATATGTAGGCATCTATACAAGTGCTCCAACAGCAACTTTAGATGTTGCAGGAAATACTAGAATTCGTGGAAATTTAACAGTTGAAGGTGCAACAACAACTATTAATACAACAAATGTTGTAATTGAAGATTTATTAATCGAACTTGGAAAAGTAGATACTCCAACCGATAGTACAGCTAACGGCGGCGGTATTAGTCTAGCAGGAACTACAAGCAAGACATTTGCTTGGGGACAAACATCAACAGCATGGAACTCAAGTGAAAATTTAAATTTAGCTTCAGGAAAAGTTTATAAAATTAATAATTTTGAAGTTTTAAGTCAAACACAACTGGGATCTACAGTTACTAGTGCTCCAGGTTTAAATAGTATTGGAGCATTAAATCAACTACAAATTGATAATATTAACATTAACGGTAGTACTATAAGTTATGTTAACGTAAGTATTGCTGATGGAACTATTTTCATTACTCCTAAGGGAGCAGGAACAGTAGATGTAAGTTCAAAACGCATTGAACATCTTGCTAGTCCAACAGACGGTACCGACGCTACTAATAAAAACTATGTTGATGCAAAAGTAAGATCAGCCCCAGTTGGATTTAGTGTAAATATTGGAATACTAACAGAAGCGCAACTAGCAGGAACAGTTTTAGCTAAGATTTTTGTGCCTGGTGATTACGAAGACGATACTATTTTACGGGTTTATTGCTTAGATACCGGTGTTTCAAAAGAATACAAACGAATTGGCCCAACATGGGTTTACCAAGCAGACATTTAATAACTAACCAAAACAGCATAAATACTAGGAATAAGGAATAACGGAAAAATGCCATATACCATTAACAAATACAACGGACAAGTCGTAGCCACAGTCGCTGATGGTACTATTGACAGCACAACTGATCTTAAACTGATTGGTAAAAATTATGCTGGATATGGTGAAGTTCAGAACGAAAACTTTCTATTTTTATTAGAAAATTTTGCAAACACAAACAAACCACCAAAGCCATTACCGGGTCAGCTATGGTTTGATACTGGAAACAGTAAATTAAAATTCTATGATGGTGCAAAATTCCGTACAACCGGTGGCGCAGAAATTGGTAATAGTGCTCCTACAGGACTAACACAGGGCGATTTTTGGTGGGATACTATCAATAAACAGCTTTACACATGGGATGGTGCAACTTACGTACTAGTAGGCCCACAGGGTGTTGCTGGTAGTCAAACTACTCAAATGCGTTCACGTAGCGTTCGTGATACATTAAGTGCTACCCATGCTATTATTGAAGCTATTGTAGACGGTGATACAATCTTTATTGTAAGTGCCGACCCAGAATTTACTTTAGATCCAACTACAAGTTCAATTAACGGTTTTACAAAAATACATCAAGGTATTACTTTAGCTTATACAAACAACGACACCTACCCAGGACAAACAGTTAATGCTAACCATAGATTTTGGGGAACAGCAACAAACTCAGACCGTTTAGGCGGAATTGATGCTAATAACTTTGTACAAAAAGGAAGTGCTGTTTTTAACAGTCTAGTACAATTTAGTGATGCAGGTTTTACAGTAGGTGATACCCCAAGATTAAGAGTATTCAATAATACAGCAGGCGTAAGTACATTCCCGGTAATTCAAAACCAATTAAACGATACTATCAAGTTTCAAACTACAGTTGGAGCAGCTACAAAAACTCCACTAACATTAGTTGGTGCAGATGTTTTACCAGGTTCGGACAATCAAACAGATTTAGGTTCAGGCAGTCTAAGATTTAAAACAGTTAATGCTGTAACATTTTCAGGAACTGCAACTCGCGCTGACGGCTTGTACGTAGCTGCAGACGATTATAGAACCGCTAGTGCCAGTGCTACTGCTGGATCAATTGCTGTACGTACTAGTACTACTGAAGTTATTAACGGAGTTAGTATTACTCCAGGATCATTAAAAGCAAATTATTTTGTTGGAATATCTACAGCTGCTAACTACGCCGACTTAGCTGAGAAATATTTGGCTGATGCAGAGTATGAAGTTGGTACAGTATTAATGGTTGGCGGCGAAAAAGAAGTTACTGCTAGCCAAGTTGGTTTCCGTGCAATTGGCCCAGTATCAGACAAACCTGCATATTTAATGAATTTTGAATTAGAAGGCGGCACTATTGTAGCACTAAAAGGTCGGGTTCCAGTAAAAGTAACAGGTTCTGTAATCAAAGGACAACGTTTGGTAGCAGGCCCAGCTGGAACAGCCCAAGCTGCAATGGGAAATACTGCTGATGTATTTGCTATTGCTTTAGAAAGCAGTGATGATGTAAATATCAAACTTGTAGAATGCATCATTCTTTAACTTATAAATAAACGTAGCATTTATCAAGGATAACAAATGGCCGGTCAAAATACACAAATTATTGCAAACGATTATAACGTTATACAATCTAAAATTGCCCTAGTTTTGGGTTCAGGCACAGGCAATAAAGGATACGGTCAAACTGTTTCAAGTAGCCAGGTAGGACAATATTCAAAAATTACCGTAGCGCAATGGGCAGATTTAAGAAATGATTTAGCCCGTGCAAGACAACACCAAACTGGAGTGACGTTGGGTATACTGGCTCCTGAAGATCCAGGTTATGTTGCAGAGTCAAATCTTCCTGTTCCTTCAACTGCTAAACAAGTTAGAGAAAGCTGGCGAGAAGCATATTTAAATATGGCAACAACTTGCGATACAAATTATTTAGTAGCACCTCCTCCAGTAGGCCAAGCAAGTCGTGGAGATATAGTTTCACAACAAATTAGAAATACTGCTTGGAACGGTACTATTGTACAAACGGTACAAATTACGTGGACTACAGCAGATGATGCTCGTTATTTTTTCAATACAGGCAGTCAAATTGAATTCAGTGCAGATCGTTCAGGCGGCTCAGCTGGAATAAAGAATGCTACATGGACAACTATGTTTTCAGACATGGGAACCATTGCTATGAATTATACCCGAACAACTTGTACTGGCACAGGTACTACTAGTACATTGGGCTTTTATGATCTTACTACAACTAATAATTTAATTTTTGAAAAAAATGCTCCTACTGGAGCATACTCACCAAATCACTACTACATTTATGCTCGTGTCAATGATACTGGTGCAAACCGTAGAATTTTATATTTTGAAATTCGTTTTGGCGATGACAGTCTAGCACCAAGCTCATTCCCAGATCCTGGATTTGGTATAGACGAAAACGTTGATGGTACGTTAACTAGTACTGTACAAGCATATCGCGCATCGGGTTCGAATGTTTCAGTACCGCTTCCTAGTGCTATTACAACGCCAATCAACTAAAATTTTCCACCTAGGCTATTGACAAGATAACTAAAGTAGTGTAACATAATACACTACGGAGTTATCTATGGATGAAAAATTAGAAAAAGCATTTAGCGTAGCCAATTATATGGCTACCTTGTCAAACCAAAGACGCATAATCTTAGAAGAATTTAAACAAAAATTAGTTCACTATGAAAACGGTGGAACTTTTCAAATTGACACAAATTTAATCAACTTTACTAAAACAGTATTAGATCTTGAGTATACACACGATGTTCCTTTTGTAGATGCTAATGGATTTCCAGTTGTCATACCTGATGTGCAGAAATTTTTTGATGAAATTTTGTTAAATTATATGACAGTGTTGAATGAATATTCAACAAAATTTGCAGACATTAAATCAAAAAGAAAGTTAGCAGACATGGTTGAGCTATGACCGTAGGCGCATTAATTTTTGCTCATAACAATACAGCAATTGATTATACTAAACTAGCTGTATTTGCTGCACAGCGAATAAAAAAGTTTTTAAACATACCTGTTAGTATAGTTACTGACAATGTACAATGGCTTGAGGATAATTATCCTAATCATCCTTTTGATAAAGTAATACATATAATAAATGAACCAGCGTTTCATAAATTATTCTATGATGGTTCTGTGTCTAGTAAAAAATTAGAGTGGAAAAATATAACACGATATCGTGCATACGATATTAGTCCTTATGATAGAACGCTGGTAATTGACAGTGATTATGTTATAAATTCCAACATACTTAAGAACGCTCTTGATAGGGACACACCGTTTCAAATTTACCAACGTAGCTTTAATATTACAGGGTGGAAAGACACAACTCCATATATACGTATAAATCAATACAGCGTTCCATTTTATTGGGCTACAGTTTTTGTATTTGATAAAGATCCTGTTGTAGAAGCATTTTTTAATTTAGTAACTTATATTAAAAATAACTGGCTATATTATCGTATTTTGTATAGTATTGATGCTGAAATGTTTAGGAATGATTTTGCTTTTAGTATTGCCATTCACATTATGAATGGAAAAACAGATGGCGATTTTGCAATAGAATTACCAGGCACTATGAATTTTATAGAAGATAGAGATATACTAATTGATATGAAAAATGATTCTATGAAATTTTTAATACAAAAACAAGATCATCTTGGAGAATATATTCCAGCAAAAGTGACCGGAATTGATGTTCATGTTATGAACAAAGATAGCTTAACACGAGTAATTAATGAGTATAATTATGTCTAAAGGATTTTTAATCTTTGCTGAAAACACAGATAATTGTAACTATATTGAGCAAGCCTATGCGCTGGCTTTAAGCATTAAAGCTAGTCAAACAGAAATTACTAATGTATCATTAGTGACAAATAATACTGTGTCTGACGATTATAGATCTGTATTTGATAAAATAATAGAGATTCCATGGATTGAAGAAAATGTAGTTTCAAAATATAAAGCAGAACATAGATGGAAATTATATTATGTAACACCATACGATGAAACGATTGTGCTTGATGCTGATATGCTAATGCTTGATGATATTTCAAATTGGTGGCAGTATTGTAGTAATTACGATATTAAATTTTGTTCACGTATTAAAAATTATAAACTTGAAACTATAGAACAGGACACTGTTCATCGTAGAGCATTTATTGATAATGGACTAACAAATCCATATTTTGCTTGTCATTATTTTAAAAAATCTGACAAAGCAACTGAGTTTTATAAAGCATTGGAATTTGTATGTAATAACTGGGAATGGGCATACACAAAATTTGCACCAGTAAGTTATCAAAATTGGTTAAGCATGGACTTAGCTTCAGCAATAGCAATTGAAATGATAGGTGCGTACGAAAGTGCAATTGATGTATGTAGTCCGTTGGAATTTGTACATATGAAACCTGCAATACAAAGCTGGCCAAGTCTTATAGAAAGTTGGCAAGATACTGTACCTTTTGTATTAAATTCTAAAGGTGATCTTATAGTAGGCAACATAAAACAGCCTAAATTGTTTCATTATGTTGAAAAGAATTTTATGTCTAGAAAAATTTTAACAAAATTAAAGGAACTAGCTCATGAGTGATTTACTTTATTTTGTTTATTTTGATAAAAAAACAGGGCAGATTCTTTCAGTAGGAAACGAACCTGAACCTAAATTTGAACATGCTATAAAAACTTCATTCGAAGAAGTAGAAGGGTTTTTAACAGGCAAATGGAAATTTAAAGAATTTCTAGTTGGTTATAAACGAAATCAAGATGGAGTTTCTAATCTTGCTGTAGTGCCTATAACTGATCACGGATATGCATTTAAAAATAATGTGTTTGAGTGGATAACAGAAACTAATGATAGGGTAGAGTGTTTAGTAACATGGAATGCCCCAAATTGTTCGTGGGATTTTAAACTAGATGAACGTATTAAAGATTATTATGATGTAGTAGTTGCTCCAAAATTAGTTTTTTTTGTAACTTTAGAAAATGATTTTGATTTTTTAATTAGAACAATTTTTATTAATTTAGCAGATTTAATATCTACTGATGTAATATCATTTCCGTTTGAGAGCAAGATTGAAAATAAAATAGATAAAATTTCTATAAGCAGTAAATTAATTTTCAAGTCTTATGGATTAAGGATTATAAATGATTAAAATAATGGAACAAGATATCATATTTTTAAGTTATGATGAACCAAATGCTGAAAAAAATTATGCTGACTTACTAGCAAAGGTGCCTTGGGCAAAACGTGTACATGGTGTTGAAGGTAGTGATGCAGCGCATAAAGCCTGTGCTAAATTAAGTGAAACTGAATACTTTGTTACAGTTGACGCAGATAATATTATAGACCCAAAATTTCTTGAAATTGAAATAGATTTAGATGCATTA